AAATATGAATATGAATGTTCTGAGTGTGGAACTACGCTAACTGTGTATCGTTCCATCCACGATATCGCACCTGACTATACCTGTCCCTCTTCTGAGTGTGGCGCTACCTTGCGCCGTAGTTGGGACACTCCACCTGTACATTTCAGAGGCAGTGGTTTCTACTCAACTGATTCTAAATAAAGAAACCCCACAAGAAAGGGTCTGTGGGGTTGTGCTAGGTGAAAAGGTATGAAATCCCTAGCAGTTCTTTAGTTTATTTATTATCTTCCTCGTTGTCAATAGTGTCGAACCCTGTCCCAATGAGCCTTCGCTCTACAAGGTGTCCCATAACGAGATTCAATGTAACGCAAACCTCGTAGAATTTGGACTCTAGGTCGGCGGTCTGTTTCTCCAAGGAGTTGAGCGATTCCGAAAGCGCTTGAACCTTGTTGGTTTTTGGCGAGGTGGTCAAACCTGCTCTCACCGGACCATAAATCGTGGAGGCAGAGCCACTCTCTTCCTCTCCACCCCCACCCTGAATAAGCGTAAAGTTTGGCGATTCTTTTGTTCTCTTTCTTCTCATCCCAGGTTGCGTGCCTCTGTTTGATTACTAAATCCTTTGGCATTTCCGGTGTTCCTGTTGGACTTGGCTTTATCCATATGAGCGTTAGTACGCCCACTAATATCAAGCCAAACTTTGCCCTGAGCCTCATCTCTAGCCCTCTCTTCTTCAAGTAGTGTCAGGTATTCCTCTTTATGTAAGGCACTAAGTCGGGTCAGTGCTCTATCCCTTACCCTTCGATAGTTGCGTTGGCGTATAGCCTGTTTAGTAGCGGTATCTATCCTTCTCTCAACCTCTACCATTGAGATACTCCTCTAGCATTAGCAATCCGTAGGCTAATAGGGTAGCAGTAAAGACTCCAACAAACATAACTGTAATCATTACTCCTTCTCCCTCTCGTTGAATAGCGTAGCCTGTATCAGGTTAGTTACCTCTATCTTATCGGTGATTAGGCGAGGCTCTTCGATATCTTCCTCATCCCATACCGAGACAAACACCTTGTAATCAAGCCCTCTTCTAAACCACTCGACGGCTTGGAGTGTGCTTATCCCACCCCACACGGCATCTCCCCTATGGTCTGTCACTTCGTAGAAGTTCATCGGCTTCATTGTCTCTCCCTTTCTTAGTGTTTAGTAAGTTTGCTTCGGTTAGCGCATTGACCATCCTGATGAGGTTCTTTGCGCCTTCCCCTGTGTTGCCTTCTAGTATCTGTTTGATGGCTAGGTTTTGGCATAGGCTTGCCTTCGCCTCATAGTATTCCTTGGTTGGCTTAGACATTGACTACCCCTAACTCTTCTACATCTACGCTGTCCTGTAGATACTCTCCGTTGTTGATGGCTCCCTCTTCCTTGAGGTAGAGAACTTCATCATAGAACTTCTCGAAAGCCTCCTCCTTACTATCTGCCTCTACAATCCTGGCGTACCAGGTCTCCATTGTGTATCCGATTTTGTACTTACGCATTGTTTATGTCCTCTCCCTTATCCTCTTCCATTTGTCTGATGATGTCATCTATTTCAGGCGCATAGGGCTTCGCCCCTGCCTTGCTATCTTCCTCACCGCACGCCGTCTCAGCGTGCTTTGTCAGTGTTCTTTCTGAGAACTCCCATCCACAAGCGCCACACTTAGGCATTAGTAGGTATCTCCTGCTCTCTTGGTTCGTAGCATTGAGACACGCACGCACCGCAGATAATTTCGTGTTCAGCGTAGTCCTGTAAGTCATAATCACAATTACAGAAAGCGCATAAACAGAAAGGTTCTTTAGTCATACGCTTGCCCTCCCCTTCTCGTAGGCTTGGTTACAAGTCTGACACAGTTCTATCTCGTTGAGTTCGTCACACTCATAGCCACAATTAGAACATAAAACATTAGCCATTAGATACTCTTTCATCTTGCTCACTTCCCCTCCCCTTCTGCTGGTATAAATTGCCAGCAAGAATCACAGACGAAGCCATCCGGCAAGGCTTCCGCCGTTGCCTCTTCGTCATTACTCCAATCAGCACAAGCCGGACACACCACCACGCCGTCTTGATAATAGGCAATAATCTTTTCCTCAGTTTTCACTTTCCCTCCTTGATTACCTGGGTGACCTTGATGTCACACTCTCCACAAAGTCCGGTGTTATCTCTCTCCACATAGAGAGCAGGGTTATCACATAAAGCGCAGATAACTTTCATTTGCCTTCCCCTTCCATTGGTAAGCACTTCTCCATCACATCAAAGCAAAAGCCGTCCCCGTCCCACCATAATCGGGTAGCGACTAAGTAAATCACAATAGCCAGGGCGATTACCAGCACCGCCTTGCCCCTCTTTGTAAGTCTCACGCGCTTACCTCCTCACTCTTTACGAGATAGCCTTCCGCTATCTCTCTCCAATTCACACGATATAGCGAGCCGATATCGGTGAGCATTAGGAAAGCGTTTCGATTAGTTGAGACATTATCAAAATCTAATACTTCTCCAATGAAACCCTCTATCTCTTCCGCTAAATCGCCTACATTATCGTGAGCCTTAGCAACCTCAAGGATGGGGGTCAATAGCCCCTCATCATTATCTATATGTAAAGCAGTTGCCCAGGTCTCGCGGTTTGTCCATCCGTTATACTCTTGCTTTTCCATCTCTTACCCTTTCGTTATTATCCTCTAGCCTTGTTGCTAGTGGATACCACGAGGGAGAGCCTACCACACTCTCCCCCATAGTAAGCACTAGGCGGTAATTCCCTCGATAATTACGTCGTTGGCGTCTCTTTTCTCACAAAATCTCTTAGCCTCTCCGACTGTTGAAAATCTACGAGGCTGCCCTAGATTGTAGTGAGTATCTAGGAAAGTTATCTCTTTTCCAAAGCCGTAGTATCCTGCCTCAAAATGTCTCACGCCCTCGTGCCTTATCCAATAGTAGAGGTGTGCTCTTGTTGTGCCGTGTTTTGAGCGATAGATTCTGCCTATCTTATTTCCCCATTTCATTACGCGCCCAACTTTCCCGAGAGTTCCAATTCCACAATGTTCGCCCTGTTGTAAGAGAGGTAACTCTCCAACTGTGAAACTGTCTCGAACTCTACCTCTTGAGTTAGATAAGTTCCTCTATCTATCTCGCTCTCTTTCACCACTTTTGCTGTAATCATCTTTCACCCTTTCCTTTTGGAGGCTAGTTCCTCCCCACCGCCCACCCTTGCGGATGGGCGATAGGCAGACTCTAGGCGGTTGCTTGAACTTTTCGCGCCCAAGCCGGAGCGTGAGGGAGCGAGCAATAAGCGGTTTTAGAGGTGAAGAATCGCGCACGCTTTGAGCACTTGTCGCACTTTGGAAGAAAGCCGCAAGCAATTAGAAAACGCTCGCGGTCAAAGCGTGGATTCGTGTTTTCAATGCTGTCGGCGAGAATCACCGACGCTAATTCCAAAGCGGTTTTGGCGTCGTATTCCGCAACTTCTGTTGAGCCTTTGGCAATTCTGAAAGCCCTGGCGATTAGTTCGTAATCTTTGCGTGTCATTTTGTTGCCCCTTTTCGGTTCGTTCGGCGGTGTTGCCGATAGGAGGACAATAGGGGAATCTCCCCTAGTTATCAACTTGATTCCGGCGTGTCGCGAAAGATATTTACCCGCGCTCGGGCGTGTCGTAAGTCTAAAGTTCAGGTTGATAGTTGGTTGAAGATTCAACTACTTGGATTCAATAGCGCGGTGGGTCAAGCGCGGTTGGTTGGGTCAGATGTTACTAATCGGTAGGGAAAGGATTGTGAATTGGGCGTGCCGAAGTTGGAGCAAGCCCTCCTCCCTATACCCCTCTCCGGTCAGATAGGGGAGGGTGGGGGCAGATACCGCCAGGCAAAAGACCAACCCCAGGTGTTGAAAAAACGGAGGTAGTGTATGTGTGTACCCTCTCTAAATATCTGCACTAAAGTAAGTGGTACTTTGTCCTATTTTATACCACTATAAATATGAAGTACATCACATTGACGCGAAATGCGCTATTTTTCGCGCCTTATATATAGTAGGGGAGTGAAACGGACCACCCGTAGTTTCACTCTAGGAGGGGTCGCTACGTTCGACCACTCCGCTCCCCCTAAGCCGCGCCGCAAGGCGCGGTAGTTACTGGCAAGCGCGTCCTGCTACCAGCGCTTGCTATATAGGGGCAGGTTACTTTTTAGTAGGGACAGGTCTATCTTCTCTGAAGATTAGACCGACGGAACGTAATCTCCGATTAGTTCCTAGACTCTGTCCAAAATAAAAATTTTTTTTAAGGAACCCAATGTCTAACTCCGTACCTAATCCGAGACAGAAACAAGACTCGGAGAAGGCTAAGAAGGTTATCCTCTCTGCTATCGCAGAAGGTATGACTGTAGAACAGGCCTGCCAAGTAGCAGGCCGTACATTGAAGTCCTATGAATACTACCGTCGTACTGACCCCGTCTTTAAGTCACTGGCGGATAGAACCCGCCTCGGTGCTCTAGAGAAGAATTTTACGGAAGAGACCGCTAAGGATTTAGACTTTGTCACCTGGCGTAAGAAGTACCTCCACCAGGAGACCTTCGGACATCAGAAGAATCTGATAGATGTAATCGAAGGACGCGACCCGTCCTGGTTCCACCCGTCGATGAAGTTTGAACGCGGCTTGGCTGAAAACCGCATCCTTCTAAACATCCCACCTAACCACGCCAAGTCCATCACAGTGACCGTTGACTATGTCACCTACAAGATTGTTAATAACCCGAACTTCAGAGTTCTGATAGTTTCTCAAACCCAGCGACTTGCTGCAGACTTTTTGTATGCTATCAAGCAACGTCTGACTCACCCAATGTATGAGACCTTACAACAGGCCTATGCCGCAGGTATCGGGTTTAATACCAAGTCGGCCTCTTGGCAGGCCACCCGAGTCACCTTCGGTGATGAACTTAGAGAGTCTTCTGAGAAAGACCCGAACCTAGAGGCTGTAGGTATCGGTGGCCAGATTTACGGTAAGCGTGCAGATATGATTATCATAGATGACGCAGTTACCTTATCCAATGCCAATGACTTTGAGAAACAGATTAAGTGGCTACAGCAGGACGTTAGGTCCCGTCTTAACCCTACCGGTAAACTTATCGTAGTAGGAACCCGTGTAGCCTCAGTAGATTTATATAAAGAACTTCGCAACCCCGATAGATACCCAGGCGGCGTAGTACCCTGGACATATCTAGCAATGCCAGCACTTCTCGAAACTCACGAAGAACCAGAAAAGTGGGTTACACTCTGGCCCTACTCAGACCAACCGTTCGATGGGCAGACAGATGAGCATAAGACAGAAGAAGGATTATATCCCCGCTGGAATGGAAAACACCTTTTCGCGGAGCGACAAGCGATGGATGCGTCCACGTGGGCGCTTATCTATCAGCAGCAAGATATTTCAGATGACGCCATCTTTGACCCCGTTTGCGTTAAAGGCAGCATTGACGGAATGCGGAAGGCGGGTCGCCTTAGCCCAGGATTTCCTGGACATCCTCGTGACCTTAACGGCTTTTCTTTTATCTGTGGCCTCGACCCAGCAATGGTCGGTGACACTGCCGCTGTCTGTTATGCTGTTGACCGTATTAGTCATAAGAGATATATCGTGGATGCTATCAAGATTACGCGTCCAACACCTGCTCAGATTAGACAACTTATCACGGATTGGACAAACGTCTACGCTCCGTCTGAATGGATAGTTGAGCGAAACGCGTTCCAGTCCTTCTTGACGCAAGATGAAGGTATTAGAAACTTTTTAGCATCTAAAGGTACAGTTCTAAGAGAACACCATACTGGTAATAATAAATGGGATGCAGGTTTCGGTGTGGCTTCTATGTCCACCTTATTTGGAACTAAGCAGCCTGATGGAAAGCATCATAGAGATAATCTGATTCATCTACCATCAGACCAGACAGAGAATGTAAAGAGCCTTATCGAGCAACTTATTACTTGGTCTCCAACGACTAAAGGTAAGACCGATATGGTTATGGCACTTTGGTTCTGCGAAATCCGCGCCAGAGAAATGCTAAACGTAGGACTTAATCAGAAGACACATATGAGTAACCCTTTCCTCAATCATAATGAGAGAAGGCGGCAAGTAGTAGTCAACATAGACCAACTACTGCAAGACAAAGAACGTCAGTTCATTTAGGGAGGCTAAGTGTTATCAGCCAAAGAGGTTATCGCTAAGGTAGACCGTCTAAAGACGAAGTATGCCCCACGCGACCAGCGTATGCGTAGCGTACTTTCTGTACGCCAAGGAGATATCTCCAAGGTCTACCCTGCTATGTTCACGGAAGAATATCCGAAGCCTCTAGTCGCTAACTTTATTGACGTTGCCGCTCGTGACCTTGCAGAAGCAATGGCACCACTACCTTCTTTTGAATGCTCTGCTACCAATATGGTTTCAGATGCAGCACGCAAGGCTGCTGATACTAGAACCCGCATTGCAAACTATTACGTCTCAGGTTCAGACCTACAGATTCAGATGTACACCGGTGCTGACTGGTTCAATACCTACGGTATGTTGCCAGCAATCGTTGAGATGGATTATATAAACAATAATCCACGTATCCGCTTGCTAAATCCATTTGGCGTTTATCCAGAGATTGACAGATTTGGTCGCACAATTTCTTTGACCCACATTACAAATACTGACGCTGAGACTTTAGCATCACAGTATCCAGAGTTCTACAATGAAATCCTTGGCGCTAATAACGCAAGTTATCCGCTAAACAAAATGCCAGCAAATACTCCATACCTAACGCTGGTTCGTTATCACGACAAAGACCAAGATTTATTATTTATCCCAGAGCGCAATAACCTGATTCTATCGCAGACAGTAAACGTCCTTGGTAAGTGTCTGGCTTCAGTTGCTGTTCGTTCATCTATTGATGGCGAAGCACGAGGTCAGTTTGATGATGTTCTAGCGGTACAACTGGCCCGTGCTCGCTTTGCAGTTTTGCAAATACAAGCGGCAGAAAAGTCAATCCAAGCGCCCATTGCAATCCCTCAGGATGTGCAAGAGTTGGCCCTCGGCCCTGACTCGATTATGCGGTCTGCCAATCCACAAGCGATTCGCCGTGTACCGCTGGAACTTCCTCCTGGAGTATTCACAGAGTCTGGTGTACTAGAACGAGAACTACGTCTTGGTGCAAGATATCCAGAAGTACGTTCCGGTAACCTTGATGCTTCTGTTGTAACTGGTCGCGGTGTACAAGCGCTACAGGCTGGATTCGATACACAGATTCGCTCGGCTCAAGCACAGTTTGCTCGTCTGTTTACAGAACTTGTAGCACTCTGCTTTGAAGTTGATGAAAAAGTATTTGGCAATATGACCAAAGAAATCCGCGGAAGCGAAGATGGCACACCATACTCAATGAAGTATGTTCCATCTAAGGCTATCGGTGGCGAATATGGCGTAGATGTACGCTACGGAATTATGTCCGGTATGGACCCTAACCGTGCAATCATTGCTCTGCTACAGATGCGTAGCGATAAATTAGTTTCAAGAGATTATGTACGTCGCGAAATTCCAATGGAGTTAAATGTCACTCAAGAAGAACAACGTGTGGACATTGAAGAGATGCGTGATTCTCTTCGTGTTGCTATGGCTCAGTATGCTCAGGCTATCCCCGCGCTTGCGGCACAAGGTCAAGACCCTTCTCAAATCGTTACCCGAATCGCGGAAGTTATCAAAGGCCGGCAAAAAGGCAAAGCAATCGAAACAATAGTAGACGAAGTATTTGCCCCAGAAGAACAACCACAAGTCCCAGCAGAAATGATGGGCGAACAAGTTCCAGCAGCAGGTATGGCCCCAGCCCCTGCCTCGCAGCCAACTCCAGAACAAATGACTGGTGCGGCCCCTGCTGCTGGCGCTCGTCCCGATATAGCAAGTTTGCTCGCGCAAATCGCAGGTTGAGCATAGCCGAAGGAGGTGCTAAATGAAAAAAGGTGGACGTGCTGCTGCTCCAATGCAGAAGCCAACAGAAGGTAAGAAGGACACATCAAGGCCTAAGGGCGGTGCTGTGAAGTTCGGATATGCCCCTGCCGGACGTAAGGGCAAGAAGGCCTAAGTAAAAATCTATCGAGAGGATAGGGCGTGAAGAAAAAACAAGATTATGTTCCGCGTCCTATCCGTCTCGCTGATTTCTTAGTAGTACTAGCAGGATTTATACATAACATAACCGCAGCGATTCATAC